TTAAGTTTAGACTAACACGGTCATAACTTGTATGATCAACAAACCCAAGAGCTTCATACAAGAACGATTGGAAAATCGAAATTTTCTGATCTATTCCTACAGGAGATGTTCTTGCGATTATACTCACGACAATGTTTGTACCATGTTTCCGGAGCCAAAATACCCACTCTTCAATTCATCGATTGTTTTTCTTAGCCTCTTAACTTCCGAGAACAATATTGAGCTTAACCCAATTACTTTCACTGAAGACTCTGGAACGCTACCATTAATCTGTTGAACGATGTGAGCAATCAGCTCCTTACTTATTCTTGCATTTCTATCGCTTCTTGACGTGCTTGCGTAGCCTGTCATTATGCTGATAGCATATTGGTACTGAATGGCCTTCGCGAATAAAAAATCATTCTGAAGGATCATGTCAGTATAGTCAAAGAAAACTGTAATATCTGGATTCAATCCAGTGTTTTCGCTTAACCCGTTTACTTGATCTAAATCAAATAATGTCGTACTGTTTGCTCCTGGCACGTACACTCTTTCAATGTCCAACTCACTAATGTTGGATTCAATGATTGAGTTCTCGTAGTCACGCTCAAATGGCACCAATGTACCATCATACTTATATCCTAGAAAGTACTCGCCTTTGTAGTCTCCATCCGTATTGTTAACAACCCAATTGAGAGTCACTATTTGATATTCAGAAGAGATAGTCACTGTCTCCTTTCTAATCGGAATATTTTCAGCCGAATTAAATAGGACAATATCAACATCTCCTGCACCATCAAGCTCTATTCTTAATTGAGTGATCTTAAAGGCCACATTTTTAGTTGCTGAAGGCTTTATTTTAAAACCTACAAAACCATTAACGAGTGTACTTTCTGGAGTGATTCGCGTTGATGCATTCTTGTAAATAAGATTGCGATCGATATAACTAATTTGACCAAATACCTCTTGGCAAACAGATGCTATTGCTGACCCTTGAATGTTCCTCAATTTTATGTTAAGATCAAGATCAGTTATCTCAGCGTAGTCTTGGGTGTCCACAAAGTATTTAACCTTGAAAAAGGGTATTTCCTCATCGAGGAACAACCCAGACCGACTACCCTGATTTGCAGCATCAATTTTATTATAAGCAGGATCTAATGGGTTTCGTATCCCTACTAAACCCATCAAGCCTGCCTGTATTTTAGTTACATCAAATGACATTAAACCAATGCGAATGCGTAAATAGTTGTCTCAGTAGCAACACTCAATGGAGCCTTTTCAAGAGCCAAGTAAATGAATAGTTGAGTTTCTGTCAATACATCTTGTGTCTGACCATTCACACCTGTACCATCAGCACGAGTCTCGTAAGAGTGAGTACCGTATTGAAGACCATCAACAGGATTGATCAAAGATCCGTAAAGGTTTACAGACGTTTTTTCTCCTGTTCTGTTCTGAACTGGAATCCAAGGCAAAGATGAAATTGTTCCTCTTGGAACAGCACACCAAGCTCCTAAATTGTACCCTGCTGAAGCTGCAACAAATCTTGCCGCCATTGCTGGATCATGAATGAATGTAACTCCTTGGAACTGGAATGACAAGTTCGTGTTGTTTTGCGCTCCTTGAGCAGCTTGATACAAAAACGTTGAATATGCAGAAGAGTCACAAACAACATCATGGACGATACCTTGATACTTGTTAATGTCCATTACCATACGAGTAATGGAAATCGCTTCATTCTCATAAGTAGCATTGGTGATTTCATACACGTCAGTCAGACCATTGAAAGTACCTTTAACAGCAGCAGCGTTCACGCCGGTTCTGTTGTTAAATAAGAATGCACTTGAAACATCGTCAAGTCCATCAGCGAAATCAATAATCTTTTGCATGATCTCGTTGTTGAACTCTTGCTGCCATGTGTACAATGATGCATTAGCTTGCTTCATCGTCATTGAAAAAGTCACAGAGTAAGGAGTCCAAGAAGGAGTTAAGGTTCCAGAGTCTCCACCTGTTCCAGTGTGGTTGTGAGAGATACCACCAGTCGAAAGAGCTTGCGCTGTTCTCTTAAAGAAGTTTGCCTCCAATACTCTATTGACTGCCGTTTTTAAGCTGTCGTAAGAAGGAAACATTCTTCGAGCATCTGCTGTGTTAAATAAATTGAAAACTGCAGGAATTCTGAATCTGTTCTCAGCTTTCGCGAACTCACCGTCAAGGAATAATTGTGCCTTTACCAGGTTCGCAGTAGTGTAATTTGCCATTGCTTAACTTGTTTGTAAATAAAAAATTTGTGTTTTGTTGGCCACTGGCCAAAGACTTTATCGGACTCCGATATGGGATAAATGTACAATAAATATTTTGATCAGATTCAATAAACAAAAAAAGGGGCGACAAATTAATGCCGCCCCTTATCTGTAGATGTCTGCTACATCTGCTTTCTAGAGCTATAAATTAAATTTCAATGGTTCTTGATTATTGAACTTACTGAAATACTGAGCAAATACCTCATAATTCCAACACTGATCGCATACATGAAACTTGCCTTCGATTACAATATCATTCTTGGCTATTTTGATGTCAACCTCATTTATTGTAGGCACTTTTATCAGTTCGCTTCCTGTCTCCTCGTTTGTCAAAAAACCCTTAAAAAGAGTAACATTGTCTGTAATGAAGAACCCCTTATCATCAAAATTGATAAAGTCTGTGCGCTTTGGTTTCTTGTCAACAAATTCCAAATACTTCTTTTGAAGTTCCACTTTACGATCAGCAGGAATCCTCATTGACAACACCTTCTGTGAAAATTCCTTATAAGTGATAAGTGTTTTTATTTTAAGCTGTTTTAGATCTTCTATCATAACTATTCTGATTCAATAGTTCCATTCTTAACTTCTGCATTCAACTCCTCTCGGAAAATAGGAGACATTGGATCGTTACCTTTTGTCTTCTGCTCCTCAATAAATTTCTCCATTGTCTTTTTTCCTCCTCCTCCTCCAGAGTCTTTACCGCCAGCGCCACCTTCTGCCGGCTTTAAGTAACTAGGATTTTTACCGAAGAAATTGTCAAGCACGTCCTTCACTGGTAATGGGTCCAGAGTCGATGTATGTTTCATTACCTCTCCTGTTGTAGGGTCTTTTGCAACCACAGCTCCATTATCGTTCAGATCGAATGACATGTGCTTTTGAATCAAAGTTATAGTATCATCAACCGAGTTCACCAGATTGGAAGGTAAAAGCCCTGTAAGCGTTCTGGAAACCTCTGAATTTCTTTTAATGCTATGAATCTCACTATCCTTACTCAAAGAAGCAGCCTCAAGAGTTCCAATCGTCTGCTTAAGTGTATCAATGTCCTTGTCCTTTGCAGCCACCTTTTCATCAACGCTTAAATTGGCCTCTGCCAAAGCTTTATCAGTTATGGCCTTTGCAATTGCAGGAAATGCATCTGAACTTTTTCCAGTAACATCTACTCCAGTATGCTTTTTGAATTCCTTGATTCCAATTTCGAATCCAGCTTTCTCATGAGTAGATTTTAAGTTCGCCTCATAAGATGTCTGCTCCTCTGGTGTGCGAATAATATCTTTTGTATCGATAGTGATTTCTCCAACCAACTTATCGTCTGCCATTAATGCTGAATCTTCAACATCATAAACTTTTCCTCCTAATGTAATTTTCATCTGCTGCTTTTTTATACTAAGATGGGGAGCCAATAGACCCCCCATTTCAGTTATTGGTTATTATTATTCCGTTATTCCTGAACCTTCACTTCCTGCACCTTCATCTGCATCTGCATCTGCAATGTCTTTTAATCGAGCCAATTCAGTTTCGATTTTAGTCTCAAGGTTAGCGTTCTTCATTGTTTTCATAGGAGCTTTCCCGAATAACTCAAAATGCTTCGCTACTAGATCCTCATCCTGACTCTCTTCGGTTTTAAGATCAGAGTTGTCCTTCTTACTATTAATCGCAGAAAGTAGTTCGTCCGTCACTCCTGCAGCAGATTTCTTCCGATCATCTTTGATCTTCTCTTCATGCTTGATCTTACTTGCAGCAAAGGCTTCAGTTGCACCCTTATCAACCACCATCATTTTACCACTACTAGCAGTATTACGATTTACCTCTTTGATATAAGAAGATTCGACCTTCATACCTTTACGAGTCAGCTCCTTTGTCTGATCCTTTTGATACTCTCCATTTTCTCTGTTTTTCAAGCGGTACTCGTCCGCAACTTTAATTGAACTCATATTATGGTTTTGAATTTACTGGTGGAATTAATTCAGACTTTATGACTGAAAGGGATATTGGTTGCATTGGCCTGTTAAAAGTCAATTGCTTAAGGTAAACGACCCCATCACGCTTGACAATTTTTAGCTCCTCCTTGGACAACTTGAAGCAAGAAACAATACTGCCCTCTTCCGGATTAGAGAATACTGGCAATGTTTCGTAATCTTCTTGGTGCTCTGCAATTTTGACGTTAACTTCTGGGAAATCTACTGCTTTCATATGTTTGTTAATTGATTACTCTTTTGGTATTTAAGGCACTACGACATCAGCTTTTTCGATTGGATCTTCGTACTCAGCTTTATTGTCAATATAGTATTTGCTGAAATCCTTTTTCAGAATAACCATGTCTTTGGACCTATCTGCCTGCTCCCAAAAATCACCGAACATCTGCTTTCTCAACGCCTCGCCTCTTCCAAATATAGTATTTACTTCGGACATGGCCATGTGGACATAAGGCTCCAGAGTGGCTTCTTTGTGCATCTCCTCCAGTACAGCAGGGTTGTTGTGGTATTTACTTAGCAAGTACTCTCCAAGCAATCGATTAAGCACAGTGAAGCTACTTTCTGCAGTTCTAGCTTTTTCATAACGAACAAGTAATGCATCAGGAGACTCAATTATGAATCCACGTCCATAGGATCTGTGATATTTGTCCTTTGTTTCTGCATTATTCTCGACCCATCTCAATAGCCATGTAGCTAATGTGTTATCGATCCATTGAACATTAGTAGATAGTTTATCCAGTTTGTTCATTACAGGCTGTACGTCTAAATAACGGCCAGTTGCGCTTTCATCTTTGCGATCACTTGACTTTACTCTGTCAGTTCCCCAAGTAGTATTGTGGATTTTCTGCTCCATTGTCAAAAGCTCCTCATTGTACTGTTGCCAAGTTTCGATATCCGGCTGAATGAATCCTGCTGGCTGAGTTATCAAAGCACTGTCGCTCTCTCTAGGCGGCTCAACATTAATGACATCTGTAACATCGTTCTTTCCCATCCACCCCTGACCACTACAAGGCTCGCAAGATGTATCTCCTGTTTTTCCTGTACCTCTACAAGTTTGACACATTTCTCGGTGCCTCCACTCTTTAGTAAATCCATGAATGAATTTGTATATCGTAATGACAGACTTATCTCTCGCGTAATCTTTTGAAAGCTCCTCTATAGGGAAAAGGGGCGACATTCTAATCTCAGATCCAAGTTTGTTAGTTCCAGACAGAACAACTGCAGGAACCTCGCCAAACATGTGACTAAATGATCTTGTTGGGTCATAAACGAAAACCTCTCCTGTTTGAATGAATGAATAGTCCCTATCATCACTGATTACTCTCCAAAGTTTCATGCCACTGGCCTTACCATCAACAATCAACTCTTTAGGCTCAAACATTACCCATTCAAGTTTCTGGCCTTCTGATAGGTAGTTTCGAATGTCTCCAGTGGCCTTGTATGTTGGGTATATTTTTTTGTCTCCTATATATTCGAGCATTATCAATCCATTGGGATCTACATCTAACAATGAAAAGTAATAATCAGATAGGTATTGGAAAAGTGATTTGTTGCCCTTAAAACTCTTCAAGTGCTCTTGGAACTTTTTCTTGTAATCTTCTGACTTGATATCAATGTCCATACCTCCTCCTGAAGCAGAGAATACATTATCACGAGCCTCATGAATCCTATGAAACATGTCCCGAATATCCTTTGAATATTTCTTTCGAGCCAAAGCCCTGGCAGGTGATTCAATCTTTTCAATTTCGTTTATTAACAAATCAGAATACCCCTCTCCGAATACTAATGCGCGCAATGTTTTTGAATCTTCTCTTACAACTCCCATCCATGCAGGAACGCTTAAGTTGGCCTTAATCAACTTGATAACCTCTTTTTCGTCTTTGAATTTCATGTATCAAAAGTATGAAATATTTTCTGTTAAATTATTGGAATAGAAAAAGCCCACTATTTCTAATGGGCTTTTTGGCATCTAGCTCGTTTCGACTCAAGCTTATGATTATTTTAAATTCTTCCTAGTATCATTGAGCGAAATTTTAATTTCGACCCATTTACACATTAAGCTAGGAGAAAGAGACTCTTCACAGATAGATTGCATCCTTTTAATTAGCTTTCGTTCGGATTGGATATCAAGCCAATTAGATATATCTGCATGATGGACTTCTTTTAACCTGTCTTCTAGTGGAGGCATCTTGTCGGCTTCTGGATGATTCTCAAATCGTTCTTCTCTTGCGCTTGAAAGCAAGTACTTACCAAATGACACTAAGTCACTCTCATTAAATTGTGTTACCATATTCATTAATTTTCATGGTAATGTGGCAATATTGCCGTAACGAATCTACAACTTTATTGAGAAATTATATACAAAAACAATTGTGAATTATATATCTGACTACAGAATCAACCACATTGCTGCATATCCCATAGCATCAGGGAAATGCTTCCACTTATTCTGAGGAACATCTGAGGCTCTATCCTTCCAAGCATAATTCCTTAATGCTTTCTGGAGCTTAAATGATTTCGGATCAATTATAAGAGTGTAGCCATCTAGTGTTTTGATTGTTCTAAGGACTGAGCCACCACCCTTTTTACATCTACGGATATTAACACCTTTCAAATAGATATCGTTTATTAGTCGCTTATGTTGAGCATCGGCTATAATCAACGTTTGTCTTCCACATCGATTTATTAGGATATTAATCAGATCATCGGTACCAGTTTCATTATCTGTGTGCTCCTCTTTGACATATATTTTCTTCTGACCATGATCTACAGCCAACCGAACTAATGCATCAGGGTCAGAGAATCCAAAATCTAATCCAAATATGTAAGGAAGCGCCTTGTTGAACTCTCCCAATTCCCAATTCTCATAGATTACACCTTCTGCAAGATCTCTCCATTCACCTAGTCCGTCTGCCTTGTATTCTCTCCATCTACGTTTAAGTTTTGGAGGAGCTGACGAACGATCGATATTCGACAAAGCTTCATACTCATTGTAGGACTTTTCAAGTTCGTCGTACTCTTTCAAGTTATGCTCTGCCAGTCTTGAGTTGCCTTCTGAATCGACATTATCCTTGTAAGTTGTATGAATGTACATTACATTGTCCTTAATTCCGCAGAAGTCCTCTGCAACCTCCATATCCTCAAAGAAACGCTCATGGACAAAGTGCTCTCTGGTAGGTGGATTCATCGTTATTAAGGCAATACACTGAACATCTTTAGCCCTGATCGATTTCTTAGTCTTGGACCACTCTTCATACGAAACCAACTCTTCGCCCTCCTCTGTAACGAATATGCTGAAATTCTCTATGGATTTAAGTTTGGCTGTTTGCTTAAGTGAGGCAGTTTTCTGACCGGTAATGAAGATCTTACCGTCATTATTCTCTTCATCGTCCTCCTCCTTGTTTTTGTTCTTTGATAGTATGTAGGTATTATTGGCTGAATAGAAGTCCTCCTCCATCTGTAGCATTTCAATACGTTCGTCCAGGGCCTCTGCTACTGATTGGTCTGTGGTACCCATAACATAACGAGTCAATAATACTCGGTGGCCATAATCTTTTACTGCAATTGGGATCCAAGTGGTCTCGACAAATGTCTTTCCAGAGTCACGACTACCAGTATTGAGAACTGTATCGACTCCCTTTAAGGCCAGCCAGTATTCCTGCTCCTCCTTATTGTAAACTTTGGTGAAATCTTCTCTTGAACATTCATTCCAACAGTCAAGTATATCGAATAACGGGTCAAACTTATCTGAAAAGTGAATTTCCATCTGTATCTATAATTCTAAGTATGTTTTGCTTGAGTCAAGCTTGCTGCCATTTAGCCCCTTCTTGAACTTCTTTAGGGCATTATCACTATTCATTGCCGATACATATACTTTTCCCTCTCTCATTATTACCTTTCCATGAGTAGAAATAACTGCCTTTTTGCTCCAGTTAGGATTGTATACATAATCAAGTTTAAGATACTTGGAAGGAAAGACAATTTCAGATTCAATATCAATCTCAAATAAAATATGATTTGCATGTGGAACTATTGTATGATCATGCTCCATTTCATAGATCTCCTCCTTTTGTTCAGACACTTCAATTTTCTGCTTTCTCCTTACAGTTGTATTTATGTCAATTTCTATCATTTACTGGTTTTTAACTTTCTAGTGTTTATGGGGCTTGAGGCACATATTCATACAGGGTGGAGACTAACTTTTTTTGTTTCCAGTAGTGATCACTATTTTTTCTCGAGCTCCAACACGTTTACCCTTGCTAGTGTGGTCCAAGTGCTGCATAGACAAATTACGTCTTTCTTCGTCTGAACATATAAGCTTATAGAGGGCAAGAAGTTCTGCCGCTTTGTCTCCTTGGTAGAGCTTTGCACGTATTGAAGACTTCGTTTTGATCTTGTTTCCTTCCAACATCTCTTTTAGGTAGTTGTAACCGTTGCAGAGCTCGCCCTCATTTAAGACGTATACAAGCTTCTTTTCATCTTCTGTTATATCTTCACCCACTTCTACTGGAAACATTCTGTAAAACGTTGTCTTGTCGCATGGGAGCCACGCAACGATGTCCTCTATGAAGAACAGGTTGTTTTCTTTTACTGCTTTCTTGGCTGTCTTGAATAGTACGTTTTTATCGTATCCCATTTCGTTATGAATTAAAGTCTTTTTGTATTTTCTTGATGTCCTCACTCTTAATGTCGGCTTTTTTGGTGAGTTTGAATCCTTTCTCGTCTACCTTTTTCATGGAGTCCCAATCAACATCTGATCTTCTTATGAGAGGAGTTTTGAAATGCTTTTTCCAGTTAACGTAGTGATGTGGTCTATTGAATCGAATTACCGTTTCTACATGTTCCGGCCACATCTCTTCCAAGGATCTTGCCTTGAGAACTTTCTTGTCGTGGGAGTTTCCTTGATAAAGCTCTGTTTGATTCCCTCCATCCATCTTTGCTGTAGTGGACACCTTATCTACCATAAATGCATTGAACAGCAGTGTACAGAGCTTATTACTTAGCACTTGAAGACATAGATCAACATCTTCGTTGTACTTCATCCTCCACCTAAAGGGCATATCGTTTTTCATTAGCATAGCACTGTATGCATGCACGTTCATTACGAATGGTTTTCTTGTTTCATTGGTGACAAACATTGTGTAGTTGAATGCTGTTATTCCCACATTGGCATATCTATCAGTGAACTCCTCCAATATCTTGATTGCTTCTAAGGCATTACAAGGGATTCTTTTCCCTTTGAAGAGCCTCCTCATTCCGTGGATATTATCATCAAACACCCAATGTCTATCGGATCCATTTTTTATGCTGTCCTCCCAACAGAAGTTTCTTGCAGGATAACTGCCAACACCCAAGTTTGAGAATGGCAATTCCAATACATACTCTTTACCTATGGATTCACAGTAATCCTCGTATTCTTGTGGCTCGACTACAACTTTGAACTTGACGCCATCCTTTATGAATGCTTTTGCCGTTATCGGGTTCTTGTGTCTGCCCTTTGACACTATGTATACTGGATATTTGCTCATTTTTCGTCTTTTTCGAATTTGACTGAGCTCAAATCATCTCTATCCTTGAATGGGTAATTTGTCGACCAGGCATTTGCTTGCTTCTGAGTGAACTTCATTTTGTACTCCTTTGTAAATGCTTCTCTGTCCTCCTCCGTTTCGAAATGAATAATTATCTTTTTTGAAGGGTTTTTGGCAGAAAACTCAGGCATCCCAACCCATTCACCATCTTCTGAATTTACCTCTTCAAGCCTCTCATGATTTCCGAAGTCAGGAACATCTTGGCCCCATTTTTCCATCTTCTCTATTTTCCAACCACCCTCTCTAGCCACTTTCCAATCCATCTCACCATACGAACCATTATCCTTAATCACAAACTCCTTACAGAGATCTTCGTACGACTCCTTGATATATTTTTCGTTTTTCTTCTTTGCTGCAGCTCTTCTTGCGGCCAAATCCTGTTTGTACATTTCTTCTGTGTACATTTTATATGGGATTTGCTTCCAGCCAAGTTCTTTGCAGGCTTTATGTCTCTGGTTTCCTCCTTGAATTACATAATCCTTATCAAGAACCACCTCTCTGAGAGACATCATTGAAGGAGACTCTGTAATTGATTCCAGTAGGTCCAGATACTTCTCGTCTCTAATTAGCCTGGGATTATTTTTGTTTTGCTTTACCTTATTAATGTCTATTAACTGCACGTTTGATTCACTCATATTAATTGATTATTTCTTTATTAAAAACACAATATTTGAATTATTTATTCTTGAAGCCCTTTTTCAAAAAAGCCTTTAGCAACTTAGATATTTTTGAAGCCTCTTCTCCATTCTTTTTTGCCTCTATACGTAGCCAAATAATGAATGCGATAAGATTGACGAAAAAGAATCCTAGCATTATCAGTACTGACCACCAAGAGAAAAAGGAAAACACTGCAAAGAATATTGAGAAATAAAACACTATTGCTGTATCCTTCTGAATCTTCTTGTCGATTTTGCCCCATTTGCTGTAAGATGGAATGCTTACACTCCAAAAAGGTAGTTTTAAGATCCTAGCAATCATGTAAATTGAAATGAGCCAAATCTCTGAGATAATTAGCCAAATGAATGACCAAATTGTAATTAAAATTGTTTTCATTGCGCTGCTTGTTTGACTCAAATGTACGAAAAATCAAATAGTTGATATGCTACTAATTTTTGGGCATAAAAAAAAGCCCTACAAATAGCAGGGCTTTTCAATTGATTTGTTACGTTGTGACCAATCCACTTCTAGCTAGCGGGAAATGTCCTACTAGATTGAAAGTGTTGTCAGCAACAACACGACCTTCCAAGATCATGTTCGCTTCATACGCCATTACTAAAGGAGTCGAATGAATGAAATCTACACTCAAATAACTAGAAACAATCTCCAAAGGAGTCGATTCAAAAGATAAGTCTAAAACATCTGTTTCGCTAAAGTAAATGACATTTTGCTTGTCTGGCTCGACTGATACCGAGTTGCAAAATGCCATACTTGACATTAGCAATAAACCAGTTAACAATATGCACTTTTTCATAGGCTAAATATAATGATTATTTTGTATCCTCATTAATACCCTCCCAACAAGGCTGACAGATTCCTTTGTCCTCAATATCATAAACCCATCCACCACAGCATAAAGTCTTGTACATTGTCTTTCCTGTTTTCTCGCAAATTTTAGTTTTCATATCTCTATTGTTTAGGGGCTAGTTAAAATCCGTACAGTTTTGGAAATATATCCCGGAGGCTATTTTATTTGAAGTCTTTATACTTCGAATCATTCTGTTTTTGGTAGAGCAATTGGAGGAGTACGATTTTGAAACCCTCTCGAGTCTGAGCTTTCTTTTGTGGTAATCTGGATAAATATTCACTTTATTCACAGTAAATCCATTTTGGACAGGGATAATTGTATTGCCTTTCCAGATTCTCTTGATGTCTTTTACTAATTTCTTGATCATTTCTTTTGGTAAAAAAAGCCCCTTACACATAATGCAAGGGGCCAATGATTAATTAAGCTTCAACAGCTTCTTTTTCTACCACTTCAGGCTCTAGGTCCATTGTGGTTTGATTACTCTTCTTGTCAAACACATAGGCACAAGCCTCCTCGGCCATATCGCTGATTATTGACTTAAGATCACCTTCAAATCCATAAGCATCTGAATGAGTTTGAATCTTTGCAGTTGTCATTGTGGTGTTCTGACCTCCTTTTGGGTGGCTGTAAACACCTTTAACTTGAGCAGACTGACCTTCATCGTCCTCATAGTTATTTACTGAGAGCTTTTTGAATGATGTGTGGTCATTACAATCTCCATTCATTCCATAGTAATCAGTAAGAACATCAACCAACTTATTCATTCCATTCTTAAAGTCTGGATGAATTGGAAGTTTTGAAGAGCATGTATGCTCGTCACCCTTGTCAGTCCATGATACGCTGACACTTTCCCCTTTTAGCTCGATTGCTACCAGGTTAAATTTCTTCGGTTTTGTAATTGTTGCCATAAGCTACTTTTTTGATTTTTGGTAAATATTGAGCTATAAATTTAGTGATAATTTCATAATCATACTGCTTTTGCCATTTTAGGCATTTTCCTCAGATTTCTGTCGGCTATTCTGATCATGTTTTTATTAACCAATTCAACTATTTTCTTGTTGTGCTTTGAAGCTCTGTTTCCTTGGCCTCTTGCTTGTGATATCTCCATACTGTATATTGAAACCTCTACACTTTCAACCAGTTCACCTTTGAAATAGGCAGAGAACAATAGAGAGTCGATTTTTTTATGATACTGGCTAGCAAATAAGCAATGCCCCAGAATATCGCCCTCAATTAAGAAGTCCTGAACATGATCCATAACCTTCACTGATATATCCCCTTCTGTAAATTTCATTCCGAAGAAAT